ATACTGCCAAAGCAGCGTGTTGGTCACCAACGAAGTTGGCTGTACCAGATACAGCAGCTTGGTCGTATGTACCATAAGCAGAACCAGCCAAGCTGATCAATGAACCAATAACTTCTTGGTCGATTTCAGCTGTAATTTCTTGTGCCAATGCAGCCATGATTTCAGCTTCAACGTCAACACCGTGGATAGCTTGAGCGTCTTGAGCCGCTTCAAATGTCCAACGTGCGCTTAACTTACGTGATTTAGCTTCAACAGTCTCTTTCAAGATCTGGATGTTCATCTTCTTACCGCCAGCACCTTCTAAAGTTGCTGTAGCAGCACCTTTACCACCAGCACCAGAGTACTGAGTAGCAATGCTGAATGGGCTTAATGCTTCGTCGTTAACAACTACGGCTTTGCCGATGTTGCCAGTTGCGTTACTAGCAGCGTCAGCAGCTTCTGCATAACGTACACGTAATGTGTGAATCTGAGAAACTGGACCTTGCATTGGTTGTACACCAACTAATTCGTTAGCGATAGTTGTTGGCATAACGCGACGAATAACAGGTAAAATAACCTTGTTTAAAACTGCAATGTTACCAGAAGCTGTGCCACCGGCTGTTGCTGTTTCTGTCAAATACTTCTTAGTATTTTCCAAGCAGACTTCCATAGTAGTCTTGCGTTGACCTTGTAGGCCTTCTGTTAAGGCTTGCTTTGTAGCAGACCAATTTTTGCTTTCAAATAGAGCTTGTGACATTTGTATGTCTCCTAATTAAATCTTAATACCAGCGAGTTTACGAAGTTGTTGAATTGTTTCATCAGCTTCGGCTGGAGCGGATTCAACAACTTGCGTTGTCTTATCGCCTGTAACCACAGTCTTCTGTGATTGCTGTCCTTCAACAAGTTGTTTCTTCTCACGACGAACTTCCTCGTTTAAAACAGATGGCAGGTACTTTTGGAATTGGTCTTTTAGTTTAGCAGTATCTGTGCTTTCTAATAACTCTTCCATAATGCCACGCTTGTCTTTAGACAATGGTGAGCATAGGTCCTGCATGACGCGAACTCGCTGTGCTTGATCTTCCGCAATGCGCTGACGACGAAGCGACTCGCTAATTTGTTGTTCTTTTTTTGTTAGTGTTGATTGAGCTTCTGATAGTTTTGTGTTCATTTCAGCTAGTTTACTGTTCAATTCGCTAACGGCTGTACCGTCTGCAAACTTACTGGCCATAAACTCAGCAGCGAAGGCTTCCATAATCTTACGACCAAAGTTATTTTCTTTGGCTATACGGATGTCTTCTTTTAATTGTGTTACTTCTTTCTTGAAGGATTCAGCAACCATTGTATTGATTTTCTCGCTGGCTTTCTTGATGAAAGTAGCTTTGGCTTCATTGATGGCTGTACGTCCTTCTGCAACTAATTTAACGCGAGCATTAACTAGTTGCTTGTGGTCTTCGTGCAATTCACTTAGTTCAGAAGTTAGTTTACGCAAAGCAAACTCTTCCAATTGACCAACTGCATCTTTTTGTGACTTACGATCAGACTTTAGTTCTGCTACTTCTTTTGCCAATGTTTCCATTACAAATTTCTGTAGTAACTTTGCGTCTTCGCTGATCTTGGCAGCATACTTTACACGTTGAGCCGTGGCTTCTTCGCGTAGAGTTTTTAATTCGGCAGCACCTGCAGAGATTGTATCTTGCATTAGCTTGTCCATTGCTTCAATTAGCTGGCTTTTATCGTGTTCATAACGACCAGCAAATTCTTCGCGTAACTCAGCTGTAACTGATTCACGGCTTTCGGATAAGTGTTTTTCCCAAGCGGCGTTGATATTCTCACGCACCTCTTCGGATAAAACTACTGAACCTAACATTTCTGTAAATTGTGTCATGTTTTTTCCTCAGACTTATTTCAGATTCTGAATGAATCTACGCATCTCTGCTTCGAGATGCTTTTGTGCGGACCTATCGTAGGTCGCCGCGTAGGCCACGTCCATCAGGGCGGCACGTCTACGACTGCCCATTACTCGTTCATAAATTGCTGTTGGGTAGGCTTCAGGTGCGCTGGGTTGTGCAACAACGTCTACTGTAACGATTTCAAAGTCAGAAACTTTGCCGCTTTCAGTTACGTTGCCGGATCCACGGCTGCTAACGCCTAACTTAACACCACTTTCAAGTAATGTCTTAATAATGTTTCCCATTGGAGTAGGGATAAGTTTTAACTTACCATAACCGTTTTCACCTTCCATCCACATGTCAGTAATCATATGACTTACTCGGTCAATGTTTACTTGCAAATCATCTGGGTGGTCAGCTTCTCCTAATACTGAAAAACCTTGTTCTAGTCTAGACTTTATGCTCTCTACTGCACGGCTAATTTCATTTACAGGGTAAACACGACCGTTATGGTTTTGTTGTGCCCCTTGAATAAAAATACCCTTCATGTAGAGATCTTTACCGCCACCGGCTGACTCTTTTGACTCAATGACCAAATTGGCCTGATCAAAACTTAAATGTTCGCGTAGTGGCTGTACTTGCATGATGGGTTAAGCCTTTGTTGAAACTTTGCTGAGGTTAGGCTTAGTTGTACCGCCCATGTCCTGTGCTTTTGGAGCACTGGCTGGAGTTGTACCACTTGCTACACCGCTAGCTGAACTTGCACCAATTTTAACTGCTGGACGAGCACCCATTGGGTTCTTGCCTGCAACTGGACTGCGTTTTTCGTCAGCTTTGTCGCTGTTGTCTGGCTTAGAAACTGCTGATAGTTCTGCTGATTCTTCAATGCTTTCTGGCATTTCTTCTTCAGCTTCCATATCGCCCATTTCTTCTTCTGCGCCCATTTCTTCACCGGCACCAGAAACCATCTCTTCAAATTCTGCTTTTAATTTTGCTAATGCGGATTCAACATCCATCATAGCGTCTGCAACGTCAGCAGCATCAGCATCAACTGCTTCTGCTTCTTCACCTGCGCCTAATTCAGCTTCTAGGTCGTCTGTTGCAACTGGCTCGTCAGCACCCATTTCTGGGGCGATATCATCGCCTTCTTCTGTTAAGTCGGCTTCAACTTCATCAATTGAACCTTCTAAATCTGTTGTGTCTTCGTCTTCGAAGGCAATATCATCAGCCATAATGTCCTCATAGACTTTACGGCCAATACCTACATAGTAGTCGTGTAACAATGCGCTAGCTTGATCTTCTTCTTTATTAAGAAGGTGAGCTAATGCCTGTTCTAAGATTGATTTACTCATTTATTTCTCCTTGCGCTAAGGGGAAGTGTATTATTTGAATACACCGTACCAATAACTACTTACTAATGACGCAGGGGAATATAGCGAATATGGCGGAAAAACAGGAGTTTTTCCCGCCACAACGTAATAAAAATGTAACTTAGTATTAGACTGGAGCTGGTCTAGCGTACATTTTTTTAACTAAATCTAAACGCTGGGATTCTTCATACTTGCGTAGATCTCGAAGTTTTCTCAAACGATTCACATGCTCTAATGTCAAACGTTTTCGACGCATGTCGCCATAAAAGGCCACATCCGGATCAATTTCTGATTCAATTTCATCTTCAATTTCTAGTAGGTCGTTAAATCTCATACTCTTACTTATTAAAAAGTGAAACTTATGCGGCCGGTGGTGTTGGTGGGACTGGACTTTCTGCTCCGCCTTCTGCGCCAGCAACGGGCTCTCCGCCACCTTCAGCTTCTAGGTTTTCAAGACCAGCACCAAGATCTAAGTCGCTTTCACTGGGCCCTTTAAGTCCTGTTGCCCCAAACCCTGCTGCTTCATCACCACTGGTGGCCATTGCATCTGCACCTGTGTTTTCTTCTTTCCACATGCGTTCGTTTTCTAATATTTCGTCTTCTGTTAAGCCCAAGAATTTTTTCAATTTAAAACGATGTGCTAGATATGGGATTTCGCTTAGTTGTGTGAATACAGCTGAACGTGCATTGTTGATTTCAATTTCGCGGTAATCTGAGAAGTTTTGTGGTTCTAAGAAGTCCAAATCAAAATCAGAACTGTCAATATTAATGCCACGTTGCTTCATAAAGACTTTGAACTCTCGATCAATCATTGGAGCAATAAGTCCTTGTAAACGTCTGCAATAACGATTGAAACGGAAC